TCATCTTGCATAGAGCCAAAATCTCTACTTGGTCTAACTCTAAATAAGAATGATGAATAAATTTGAATAATATTTTTACAATGATTATCACAAGGAGTGTTAGCTAATCTTTGATTAAATTCGTTATCTAATTCAAGGTTGTATCTATTAAGGTATTGACCAATCATATAGTCATAACCACCATTGTATGATCTAATATAATACTCCCAATTATTAATAGTTTCTGAATAATCTTTATGAGTTTCTAATGCTTGATCTCTAGTGTATGCCATACTATTTTATTGCCCATCTTGTTGGTCGAGAAAACTGTGCCTGTGTAGTTAGTGGTTTTAAAAAATCTACCATGTATCCTATTGCGTCATTCATGTGATCAAAGCCATCTTCCTTATCAGGTATATTCGTATTCTCCTTGTATATTTGTCGTTGTAATCCTTTTACAATAGTTTTGCAAGTTTTGGAAACAAAAATATGCCTATTCCCATTAGAATCTTTAAGTTTGCTATTAACAGCATTTATCCTATCACGAACAGCTGGGTGTTTTAATTTACATTTAACTTTAAATCCTGCGTTTTGTAATATACTTAAATCAGTTCTTCCACCAGCAGAAGTTTTTCTTTGTCTAGAAGCTGGGTCAGGATATATAAAAATAGGTATCTTTGTTCCATATCTATTTCTAATTTCCTCTACCATTTCATCAGTATTACTTGAGTAAATTATAACCTCATCTAAAAAATATATTTTATCTTTTTCTATTTGCCCAACACAAGCCGACATGGGATCCACATTAAAGTCCATGCCAATATGTAATGGCTTTGTCCAATCTATTTGTTTATCAACTACACTTTCTACAGGGTGGAAGTTATAATAAACAGCACCAGCATAGTTCTCAAATGTACCCTCAAACTCTTGTCTAAAAGTTCTAATATCAATATCTTGTTTAGCTTGCTCTATTTCTTCCTTTGATACCATTCCACCTTGCAAGGTAGTAAATTGAAAGCTATCCCACTCCTTGTCGCCCTCTTGCCCTTTAAGGTACATTCTATACGACCAGTTACCATAGCCCTTTGGAGAGCCACACATTAGTACATCTCCCTCGGTGTCAGATACAGATGCTCTTAATACCTCTGTCCAAGCTTTTTCTTCAATGTCAGCAAATTCGTCTAGTATTAAAAAGTCTAACCCTACTCCACGCAAGCTATCATAATTATCACAGCCCTTTAATGATATTTTACTGCCTGTTTTTTTAATTGTTATAGTCATATTAGATTCATTAATGTTTTCTATCCAATTAAATTGAGAAAGCATATCTTTAAGGTTTGACCAAACAATCTCTTTAGCCATTTTAAATGTAGGTGCTACATACCAGATTTTTTTATTAATCTGTGTTGCGTATTTCATCATTTCAGTAATACATAAATAAGTTTTACCAAATCTACGACCAGATACTAAAACTCTAAATCTTTTATTACTTGATGAAACTTTATGCTGGGGTTTTGTTAGGGTTATGTTCATTACAAAAGTAAGATATGTATAATTTGTCCTCGTTAAATTTTTGTTTATATTCGTTAGTTACTCTAATTGTAACAGTAGCACCAGCTTTAGTGCAATCTGTCCATGTGTCAAATTTTACAGGGTGTACTGCTGGAGTATTACAGAATCCTGTAATGGCAGAGCAGATAGTATAAGCTAGAACGAATTTCATTCTTTGGATACTATCTTTTTAATCGACTTACTTCCATCAATATTTTCTTCTAATTCAGCTTGTACTTTGCCACACTTATATTCAATGTTATCTCCTGTATTTGTTCTTTCAGCAAGTCTTTTGCCTTTTAAACAATCTGACATTTTATCTTGGATTCTATGCTCTTGTAGTTCTCCAGCTACAAACATACACAAAGCAACGACACTACTAATGATTGTTTCCATTTGCAAAGTCCCTTTGTTTATCTTTTAACTTTTCTACATCTCTTTGTAGTTTTTCAACCTGATCTTTAAGAAACTCAATATTAACTTTATTGGTCATGTTTTGTTCTTGTGTAGTTTCTAGTTTTTCAGTTGTTTTATATAAGTCTTCAATAAGCATAAATTGTTCTTGGTCTATAGGTTTTTGCGAGCTTGCTTCTAATAAGTCTTGTTCAAATAATTGGTTCTTAGTTTCTAAATTATTAACTCTTTCAATTACACCAAAGTAAGCCCAAACTCCAACAGCTACTGAACCTATAATAGCAATTAGATTTCTTAATGGTAATGCAACAGATGTATTGTCAGATATTTTCATAATGGTTTCATACATAAGGCAAGAAATACAAAACCTAAAATTAACATTCCTGTAAAGTAATAGTTCATAGTCCTACCCATAATTATTTTTTTTTTTTCTTTTTAAATTTACTTTCTACCCAAGCAAAGCAGTTATCTATTAAGCCAAAAAATTTATAAACAAACTTATCCATTATACTTTAAAACCTTTTTGCCATGCTCTTATACTCCAATATGCTGGACTAAGTGTTTTTTGTCCTCTTACCTTTTTAAGAACCCCACCCATACGAGCCATAAACGATCTTTTTCTTGCTGGGATATGTTTTTTTATAGACATAGTTTTAGAGCCAAAATTAACCTTTTTAACTCTGCCAGAACTCTTGTCTTTTACGAATACTTTAAACTTTTTAACATCCCCACGCATAGGTTTATTAAGTTTAACAGTTTTATTCTTATATTTAGCCATGATGACTAAATATCATACTACAATATAAATTTAAAGTTTTTATCTTTTAAAATGTCTTTTTCGCCAATCATGGCAGACATAAGTGTCTTTAACACCTTTAGCGCCCCATCTACCACAAAATGACCTAGCATTACTATAAAGCCCACAATCTCCACATGATGCACCCTTTAATGCTTTAGTAAATGATTGAGGCAAACTGTAATCTATAATTTCTCCTGTAGGATAGAAGTTACTTCTTTTATTTTCCTTGTCCACGATACTTTGCTTTCTGTTGTCTGCGTTTATGTTTGTTCATAGTGCTTGTTATTTTTCTTCTGCCAATAGATGTACCTTTTTCAGTTTTAGTGTACTCAATAACTGCACCGAATACATTACCCTTTTTTTTTGACATCTTCTATTTCATCTGGTTTAGCATTAATAATTAATGGCAAGGGTTCGTTGTATGTTGTTTGTTCTATTTTATCTCTTTGGTCTAAATGTTGCTTTCCTAACCATATCTGCATAACTACATTCCCAGATAATGCTTTTTCAAATTGCGCTCTCCTTAAACTTATTCTGCCCATCTCTCTCCCCTTTTTTATAAGGTGGACATAATTCCTTTGTAAAGTCTTTGTAGATACTCCAGAAAATTCTGCTATTTCGTCATAAGTGCAATGTAATTGGGCTAATTTTTTGATAGCTTCTTCATCTACTTTTTTCATTGGTCGTGCCATTATGTCCTTTTTACTTAAATTTTTTAATTATTGCAACTAACATTGATACAAGCTTATTCATATCTTCCATATTATCATTGTTAAATGTTTGTATTTTTAAATTAGAATTTTTTAGAATATTATTGATTTTTGTATTTCTACTCTTTAAAAATTTTTGTGTTTGTTTATCTTTTCGTTGTTTATGTCTTTTTTCAATATTTTGATTAGTTGTTTTAAGTATAATTGCATTTAATTTATATTTTTGATTTACATATTCTAATATGTCATTAGTAAATAGCCTATCCCCCTCAAAAACAATGTTATATTTTTTTAAATCAATTAATTTTTTAAAATCAGCTTGTGCTGACATAGATAGTAAATCAGTTCCTTTAAATTTTTTAAATGTATTATATATCCCTACAATTAAAAGGTTATATTCTTTTAAATAATGTCCTCTAATCAAGCCAGATTTAAAATTAGTATTTACATCTAAATCTTTATAAATAGTGTTAATTAATGTGCTTTTACCACTAGCTGGGATACCACCAATGGCTATACAATTATAAGTCATTATCTTTTAATATTTTAGCTACTTTAATTTTTTCTTCTTCATTAAACTTAGTTTTTAAACCCTTTTTAGCCCTTTCAAGTTCATATTTATGATCTCCACAATAAATCATATTTTCTCTATAATAACATACGACACTAATTCTTTCAGAATATCCTTTTCTTTTAAGTTCTGTGTTACCATGTAACTCGTGAACATCAAATAATGCTACATCACTATCAGATAAATCAATCCCTATACCATATTTTGGAATAACTGTGTAACCACCTGTATATGTTCCTAGTTTTAAAACACCTAAATTTCCAAAACCTTTATTGTAATCGCCAGCATCATAATGACAAGCAGTTCTATAATTTTTATTGACTGTTACTGTAGTAAATGCAGTATTTTTAATAATAAAATCTTTACTAGTTAAATCAGCTAATTTTTTTTGAAGTTTATAATGATAAGGTGCGTAAGTTTCATAAATTTTATTTACACCAGCAATATATGGTAATGTTTGTTTATAAGCTTCTAAATTTTTTTGTGCAAATGCTGATGTTCTGCAATATGGAATCCTAGGGTATCTATCATTAAAACCTATTGTGCTACTTAAAACATTTAAACCATAGCTTGTTTTAGAAAGTTTTCCATTAGGTAATAATGGATACCATCTATTTTTTAAAACTTTTCCAATAGTTCTTGTTCCAATTTTGTCGCCTACTTTATAAATATCAGAAACATTACCAGAAGCCATGCCTCTATTATTTGAGCCACCACTTATAGCTTTTCTAAATGCTAAACGACTAGAATCTACAATATCTTGTGGTATAGCTTTTTTTTTAAAAACTAATACTAATTTTCCTTGTTCATTTTTAACAATAGTATCTTCTTTAATTACAGGGTGTTTAATATAGCTTTCATTAATAAATTTACCCTCTAAGGATTTAATTTGTTCTTTATCTAAAACTTCTTTAACAGTTATCTGCTTCATTTAATACTGCTTTAATTACTGAATCACTTATATTTTCAAGGTTGTATTTTTTTTGTATTTTTTCAACTGCTGTTTTAAATTTTATTTCATCTTCTGGGTTAAAAAATAATTGAACCATTTTAACATCATTTATACTTCCATCAAAAGATGTATCAATATTAGTTTCTATTATTTTTTCATCTTTAAAAAAATATTGGTCTAATTCTTCTGCGTCAAACCCTGTTAAATCTAAATCAAATTCTTCATTACTTAAAACACTTAATTCTTCTTTAAGTAATTTGTTTTCCCATTTACTTTGTTCTCCTGATCTATTATCCATTATACGATAAGCAATAGCTTTATTTTTAGGAAATTGTTTTTTAATAATAAAAGCTTTTTCTTTTCCAAGTTGTTTTAAAGCTTTCCAGCGAGTATGACCAACAACAATAATATTGTTTTGATCAACTACTATAGGTTGATTGTTTCCAAATTCTTTTATAGAATTAGCAACTTTTTCAATAGCTTCATTTGAGATTTCTCTAGGGTTATTTTTGTATGGTTTAATTTCATTAATATTAATTTCTTGTATTTCCATTATTTATCCTTTTATAAGTTTAGTTAAAATATTCCAAAGATTAGGGTTTTGTTTAAATATCTTTGCATAGCCATCTCCTACTACTTGTGCAATAGTTTCTTCTCCTTTGTCATGCACCTTAATTCCTGAATAATGTATTATTAAATGAAATAATTCATGCATTATTGTATTAAATAATCTTAAACCTTTTACTCTACTATCAATCACAAGTATTTCTTTTTCTGTTTCAAAATATCCATATAGATTTTTTAATATTTCAAACCTGACTTGTATCTTTTTTCTGCCATATTTAATGCTTTGTATGTTCATCTTGGTATAATGTGGCTCTAAGATATTCTAATTGCATTTTTAATTGTCTATTCTCGATACTTAATGCAATAATTCTTTTTCTGCAATACTTAAAAATCCTTAATATTGCCATCATTGAACTAATTGCATTTGATGTTTTTCATCATAAATATCAATCTTATAGTTTTTGCCATCTTTGGTAAATTTTTCAAAATTTCCCTCATTACCTAAATGTTGATAACCTAGTTTTTTAAGCCTATCAACTAAATCTGGCATATCGTTATCTTCTTCGATTTCCCATCTTCGTTGAGATAACCAAGTTGCAAAATGAGGGATATATTTTTTTTCTTCTATACCTTTAATTTGGTTGTTATAAATCCTTACAATTTGTTCATTGGTAATTTCTTCAATATTAATTTTATTAAATTCTTTATAAGCTTTAAATTTTGATCCTCTTTTGATTTTTAATTCTTTCCATAGTTTTTCAAATGATTGATCATATATTTTATATGTAGGTATAGGTTTAGGAATAGGTATAGGTGCTATGATGTTGCCATTAGCAGAATATCTTGCTTCTGCACCTTTTTTACCAGCTTCTGACTTTCTTTGATATTTATCGGTTAAATAAGCATGTTCATGTATTAATCTTTTATGTGTCCAAGTATCTTCTTTTGGATTAACTTTAAAAAATTCTCCTAATACTTCGTCAACATCTAATCTACAGTCATCATCTTTACAATGACATATTCTATATGCTGATTCAGTTTTAAATGGTTTAGTATTTTTTGTCCAAGCAAAACATAATAATTTAATATATATTCCTACTTTTGAGTTGCTTAAATGTACTGTTTCAGCAGTAAATGTATCTGTAAATAATTGTAATGCATGAAATTTATTCGTTTCCTTTGTCATAAAATATACTTTCCTTTTCTAGTTGTTTGATTTTTTGGTTAGCTTCGTCTAATAATTG